CGCCGGTGCGCCCATTGGCATCGAACTGCGCTGTCTGGGTGGCTCGGATCAGGCGCGCCACCTTGGCGACAGCCCTGTTCGTGTACTGCTCGCGCGTGGCCTGGATCGTCAGCCCGCTGAAATTGAGGCTGCTGGGCTCGATCTCGAACGGGCAGATCGATGTGAGAGGCGCGAAAAAGCGCAGCTCCTTGCCGTAATCGATGTACCACCTCATGCCGGCGAGCTTCGCCAGTTCGTCGATGGCCTCCGAAATGGGAGTGTATTCAACGCTGAACTCCTCGATCGTGGGCCCGGCCTGCACGAACGTCAGCCCCACAGCCTCGCCGCCCAGCCACGACGTGCAAATGTCGATCAGGATGGATCCAGCGCTCTGGTTCTGCCATTGCCGCTCACCCGTGATGCGGCGGTCAAGAATCCTGTGGTGATCCACGCAGGAAACGCGGAATAATCCGGCGAATGTGCCGTGGTAGCGTGTCGCCTCGATGGATTCGATGCTGCCGGAGAAAATCGTGTAAACGCCGTCCTTGATGAGCACGCTCTGACCGACTCGCGGCGGCGTGATCGACCCGTCTGGATTGTCGATGGAGAACTCGCAGGTCGAGCGGCCGCTGAGCGTTTCAACGATGCTCAGCGTTCCAGCTTTGATGTTGTACGGCCCGCCTGCAATGAGAAGTGTGATGGCCATAACGAAAAAGCCCGCTGCGGGCCGAAGCCCGGCGGGCTGATCAATTTCGGTTGCCTCGGGAACTATTTCTCCGCCAGAAGTCCTTTCGCCCAGACCTGCAGCCGGATCAGCTCCAGGATCTTGCGCTCCAGCTCTCCCGTGCTGCGGAACCGCTCCGGCCCTTCTGTCAAGAACCCGCGCCGGTACCCGTTATAGTCCACCGCCAATCGCACCTCGCAGTGCTGTTCTCCGGTGCGCCAGTTGACGTTGATGTCGGACAGAGTCAGCTCCGCGAACCTCGGCCGCAGGCCTGCGACGTATCCGAAAAGGCCGGCGTTGGTCTCCGCCGGCTTCTTCACCTGCCGCCAGACCTGATTCCAGTCGCGCGTGCGGTAGGCGTGGGCGTACACCATGGTCGCACCGCCCCCGCTCGGCTGGACGTCGAAGCCCAGCGCGTTCATCACTTCATGGGACGGCCAGTCGACTTTCCCACAGGACAGCGGCAGGCGCATCGATTCCTGGGCCAGCAGCGTCATGGATAACAGCGCCAGAGTGATCAGCTTCATGCCGGCCTCCGGCCTGATGGACGCGGCTGGCTGGATCACCGTTACAAGCCTCGCTGCTTGAGACGGCGCACCAGCTCGTCCAGGAACGCATCCAGGTCCCGGAACCCGATGAAGTTGGCGCCGTCCATGTTGATGGTGATGCTCCCCCCACCGCCCGCCAGCTTCAGGCCGCCAGTGATGTATTGGTCCCACCCGATCAGGACGTCCCGCACCTCCACGATGCGGGCTTGCACGTCTCCGAATCCTGGCAGGCCGGCGTTGATGCGGTGGATGATGTGCTCAAGATGCAGCGAGCTCTTGCGCGTGTTCCATTCGATCGCGTTGAGAGAACTCTCCTGACGAGCGGCCTGAAAAACGCCGATGATTCCAGTGACAGCGCTGATCGCGCCGGTTACGACACCAGCCAGCGCAGTGAAGGAAGTGCCGATCACTTTTCCTACCGTGCCGGCCGTCTGGCTGGCAATCTGGCCTGCGGCAGCCGCCGTGCTGGAGGCTGTCGCAGCGGCGGCTCCTCCTCCAGCAGCTGCCGCTGCACCTCCTCCAAATACGCTGGCGATCTTCGACAGGCCCGGCAGCTTCGCCACGATCGAACCGATCGCGCCGGCGATGTTGGCGAGCTGCCGCTCGATCGCGAGCCGGAGCAGAGCCTTGCCGAAGGCTTCAAACGATCCGACCAGCACGTCCTTGAGCTTGCCTCCCTGAAAAACCAGGTCAGAGAGCCTCCGGCCTGTGTCAGTCAATACGGTCGACACCTGCCGCGCGACGGCGTCTCCGAAGCTTTCCATCGACTTCGCGCTTGAGCGGAAGATCCTGTCAAGCGAGCGGAGACGTTCCTCCTCGAACTTCGACAGCTCGATGCCCTGTTTCCTCTTCTCCAGCAGCAGCTCGTACTCGGCGCGCTGTTTCTGGCGGAGCGGAAGATCGCTGCGCCATACCGTGTCCACATCGGACTGCATCTGGCCGATGTCGCGCTCTTTCTCGATTCCAAGTCGCTTCTTCGCTTCATCGAGCCTGCGCAGCTGGTCGATGTTGATGCCGAGCATCTCCGCCGTGCGCCGGATGCCCTGCTCCGCCTGGCGCGCGAGATCCTCGCTCGCTATCGCCTCCCACATTGAGCGCACGTGCCGCTGCACGACTTGCGCCGCTAGACCCAACCGCTCAACAGCCGTGTATGTGTTTGCCACGGCCCACGGGAACCTGTCCGGCTCGAACCCGCGCAGAGAAAGGATCTCGGCGATCGACCTGAGCCTTTGCTCGGCCTCCTTCGCCTGGGCGCCGCCGGCGATTTCGGAGACCATGTCGCGCAGCACGGTTCCGACATTATCGGGCCCCTGGATTTTTCCAAGCTCTTCGCGAACGGCCTTGATTGGTTTGTGCACAGCCTCGAAGGCCTGCCGCACAGCCTCCTGGGCACGGGCCAGATCCATGGCGGAGGCCTTGCCCTCGCGGTAGGCCTGCTCGACCGCCGCCAGCGCGTCGCGCGCTTGCTGGTAGCGCTTCGTGAGCGTCTCGGTGCTGTCGACTCCGAGCACGCGGAAGGCCTCGGCCAGGTCCATGGTCTGACGCTTGGCCTCGTCCGCCGCTTGATGCGTCGCTTTGTGAGCAGTCGCCAGTTGCATCAGCCCGCGGGCGTACTGGGCGATCGAGATTTCGGCGCGGCGGTAGGCCTGGTCGAGTTCCGCGGTCGAAATGCCTGCCTGATGGAGTTTGATCCGCAGAATCTCGATGCTGCGGTTCTGCTGTTCCGTGGCCTCGCGCGCTCTGTTCTGCTCGGAGCGGAATTGTTGAAACGCGGCCACCAAGCGTGCAACTTCCATGCCTACCAGCGCGATCGAAACGGCCAACATTGACCCACGGAGCGCATAAAAGTATGCATTCGCCCCCGCCACTGCTGGAATGAGTTGGCCAATTATGGCGCTGACGAATGAGCCGAGCGCGACTGTACCTGCCCCAACCGCGGCACTCATCGCCTTAATCACAGGGATCGCTGTGGCGATCCCGGTAATACCCAGCCCGATCTGGCCGATCGCAGCCAGCGCAGGCCCGGCAGCCACTGCAAGCCCCCCAAGAGCCACAGCCGTGGCCTGAATGGCCGGCGGGAGCTCGCGGAACCCCTTCGCCATGTCCGCCAGTTTGGAAACAGCGGCCTCGGCGAATTTCGTCACCAGCTCCGTGCCCGGCCGCAGCGCGGCGCCGAATTCCGCCATGGCGCGTTCGGCAGCGTCGCGGATGTTCTCGAACGCGTTCTTGACGCCGCCGGTCACCGGCGGCAGTTTCTCGAACTCCGCCACGATCCGCTCGATGAACTCCTGCGTCGAGATGCCCATCTTCTGGAGCGCTTCCGTGTCGGCCGTGCCGAACGCAGCCTTCATGGCAGCACGGATCTGAGGCAGGCGTTCACCGAGCTGGTTGATCTCCTGCGCGGAGATCTTCCCTTTGGACTGGATCTGGGTGAGGGCGAGAATGACGCCGTCCAGGTCGGCTTTCCCTTTGCCGACGGTGGCCAGAGCGTTGCCGAAAGCCTTCAGAGAACGCTCCGCCAATTGAGCCGAGAAACCGGCTGCCTGGAGATTGACCGAGCCCTGAATGGCCTCGCGGAAGCCGAGCCCCGGCAGCTTCGCCACCTCGGCCAGCCGCGCGAGCTGCTTGTCCGCCGCGGCGGCGCTGCCGCTGACGGAGATCAGGCCCATGCGAAGGGCTTCCAGATCGGCGTCGGCCTTCACCGCGGCCACGCCCAGCGCCGCCAGCGGTGCGCTCACGCCGACGGTCAGGCGCGTGCCGACCGCCCCGATCCGCTCGAACGCCGTGCGAATGCCGCGCACGGCGTTCTCGCTCACCGAGCTGAGCCGCTGCATCTCGACCGACACTTCGCGCACGCCGCGCGAGAACTGCGCCGTGTCGGAGGTGATCTTGACGATCAGTTCACTGAGCCGTGCCATTCTTCAGCGCCCGGAACCGCGCGAGGACTTCTGCGCCGCTCATGCCGCGCCGTCTGCGGCTCCAGAGCGTCGGCAGGAACTCCTCGAGTGGCTTCTCCGGTGTCTTTCCCCGATGAGCGTTCCAGTAGAGCCAGGGCATCATGCCGGCCCGCACGTCAGCAAGCCGTTCCCGAGCCTGGGCGCGATCGACGAGCGCCCAGAACTCGCGCGGCGTGAGCCTCCAGAATTCGCGGCTGCTCAGGCCGAGGTCGACTCTGGCGATGGCCCAGATTCCGAGCCAGTAGTCGTCCCTGCTAAAGGGCCATCGGCCGCAGCCTCCTTCTCGCCGCTCAGGCCAGGCACGCGGAGCGCGTCCGAAAACGCCTCGAAGACCGCCTGTTCGATCGCGGCCGCGTTGTCGAACGTGATCATGTCCTGCGCCTGCTCGAGCGTCAGCTGCGGCATGGCATGCAGCAGGCCGACAAACAGCAGCACTCCCGTCTGATACGCCGGCCCGGCCTTGGCCCAGAATTCGGCCGCCGGAGGCCCGAGCAGCGCCATGCCGAGCCGGCCTTCGGCGCGCGCGAAGTCACGGTGCTCGAAGCGCAGCGGCAGCCGGCGGCCGCCGATCTCGACGAAATGTTCTTTGCGGAGTGGATTCGGATTCGACATGGTTTACGGGGTTACCGTCACGTTGCCGCTGACCTTGATCGTCACTTCGACGCTGGCCGCCTGTCCTTTCTCGAACGACCACTGCCATCCGGTCACTTGGCCGTTGAACAGGACTTCGGCCGCTCCGGCATCGCTGCAGACCAGCTTGAACTCGTCTGTCGAGTTTGGAGTCTGATAGCTCGTCAACAGATGCTGGTGTGCCGAGTCAGACGGATCCCAGTACAGACGGAAAGTGACCTCGCCGTAGTCCGGCAGGCCTGCGACGAACTTCGCCGCAGTATCGTTGATGGCCGTGACGTCGATCTGCTGCTTCGTGCCCGTGGGCCCGGACAGGCCTTCGACTCCCGGAACGGCCACAAAGGCAGCCCCGATCTTGACTTGCAGCGCCGTGCCCTGCACGGCGAATGCGCTGTAAGGCATCGTTCCTCCTCGTTACTTGAACTGAATCTCGAACCGCAGCAGGACCGCGAAGAACCCGAGATCCGTCTCGTCGAAGTCCGCTGCATCCTGAAGCGTGCAGGCCTCGACCTGCACGCTTCCCCCCATCTGCCCTTTGAAGTAGTTCAGGGCCCCGATCACGGCCTCCGCCAGCTCGTGAGCGGTGTCGTAATCTGCCGCGAGAGCCGCGATTTCCCACTCTGTGGTCGCCAGCGTCAACGGCCCATTCAGCACCAGCGCATCGCGTCTGGCGGCCAGGCGGAAGACCAGTGTCGGCGCGAGAGGCGCATTTGGATCCCGTTGCGGCGCAAGCACGGGGTACACGCGATCGTCCGCCAGAGCGGCTACGGCTGGATGAGCAGTCAGATGAGCGTAGAGGCTCGCCGCGATCGTCATTTCTGAGCCGTTCCCTCCAGGATCTTCGCAATGCGATCGCGGGCCGCATCAAGCGCCACCGGCCCCGCACGCTCCACCGTGCGCCGGAAGAACGGATTGGGAGGCGTGGGCCCGACACGCTTCGCCGCGATCCATCTCTGGCCGCCCATCGCCGGGAACATCATCACCTTCCCTGATTTCGCCGTGCGCGAAGCAGTCCCGAACTCGACCAGGTGCGCATGAGGCGCCCGCTGGAGGCCCCAGCGGACGTTGACCTGCGCCGCCGCCCCGGGCCCGATGCCCTTGCCGGCCTGGCCGCGGTAGGCATAGGCGACGATGGACTTCCGCAAAGCGCCGCGTTCGCGCCGCGCCGTGCTGGCGCCGCGGGAGCCGCGCCAGAGCGAGATGATGGGCCATCGCGAGACCGGCGCCTGGCGCCGGGCCTCATCGCGGATCTTCCGGGCAGCCGTCAGGTAGACGTTGACCGCCTCCTCGCTGTAGAGCGACTGCGTGAGCTGGCCGAGCTTCGTTTTCAGCTCCTCCAGCCCGTCGATCGTCTTCAAACGCCCTTCCCTTCCCTGCACAGCAGACGGATTTCGGCATGGCGCTCCTCGACGTCCATCACGGCGATGATGTCGAGGATCCGCTGCCCAAGCCGGACTCGCATGTCCGGCCGCACGTTCAACGGCCCGCGGACCGTGATGATGTGCGTGAGCTCGGAGTGCACCTGCCGGGCGGCCACAAACTCGCGGCCGGACTGGGGCTCGATGGCCGCCCACCGTTCCGCCACGGGCGTCCAGTTCGACGCAAGGGCTCCCGTGGGAGTTCTGGCCGGCGCGTTCTCCTCGATCACAATCCGGTGCCGCAGCGCTCCGGGCTCGATCGCCATCAGAATCTCACCAGCCGGTTCGCGCTGAGCAGCGCGGTGATGCCGACAGGGACCTCCGTGAGGATGTTCCCGAACCGGTAGCCCGTGCGGTGCTCGTACCAGCTTGTGATCAAAAGCTTCATTCCCTGCCTGACGTGCTCCGGCACGTCGTCCGGCAGCCAGCCGCAGACCATCCGCGCGGACACTGCGCCGGCGGGCCAGAGCGCGTCGCCCGGCCATCCGGCGCGCGGATGGATCTCGCCCGGCTCCGCGTCGGCCGCGACCAGGTATTCGGTCGCCGGCCACGTCATCCAGGTTCCGTCCGCGAGCCTGTAGCGGATATCCTCCACCTGGACGAGCGGCGCCGGCGTCAGGATCGGCCCTCGCCTCGGCCAGCCGTCGAGGATCATCTCCAGCCGCTTGCGTGCGACTTCCCGGCCCTGGTACAGCTCCGCCTGCTCGCGCGCCGCACGGATCATCGCCTCGATCTCGACGTCGTCGGCATCATGGTCCACGCGCAGGAACACTTTCGCCTCCGCGAGCGTCATAGGCTCCTGCTGCGGCGGATCCAGCACTCGCAGGATCATTTCCGTTTTGGTTTACGCGATGCGTGAACAGATTTCTGTTCAGGTTCGGCCTTGCCAGCCGGCTCTGCCGGCTCGGCAAGTCCGCTGCCGATCCACGTCCGGGCCATCTCCTCGTCCATCTCGACGATCTGTCCAGGGACATACGACCATTCGGCCGAGGCGATGCTCACGAGTATTCGCACCTGCATGATGTCCTCCCAGAAAGCGGGGGCGGCCATGAGACCGCCCCCTGGCTGGCAGCAATTCCCTGACCAGGAAGATCAGGTGGCGCTGTTGGCGTAGTGGACGACCGGAGAGACGCCGGCGTTGACGCCGCGGCCGTCGGTGCGCATGAATGCGAGGAAGCCGACCTGCCCGGTCTCGACGTATTTGTCCGTGATCCGGAATAGCGTGAGGTCCATCACGCGCCGGATGAAGTAGTTCGAGAAGTCGCCGAAGAGGATCGACTTCGCGCTGGCAGCCATCTGGGGCATGTCCTGGTTGATGACGTACGGGTAGCCGAGGATGGTGTCCGGTTCGCGCACGGCCAGACCCGGGAGCCAGAGCGGCCGGCCCTGGCTGTCCTTCAGCTTCTTGATGGCGCGGAGCGTCTGATCATGCATCATGAAACGGGCACGGCGGCGGTAGGCCGGCTCGAGCGCGTGCTCGAGGTCGACGATGTCGTCGTATGTGACGGACGTGGTCTGGCCGTTGGCGCCGGTCTTGCCGAGGGTCGAGAACGGCACGACGCCCTGCGGCTGGTTCGTGCCCGTGCCCGTGGTGAAGTGCTGATTGGTGATGCGGCCGATGCGCTCGCCCAGCTTCTGGGCGATGTAGGCCTCGATGTCAATCGCCGAGTCCTGCAGCAGCTCGAACGGCACGAGCACGGTCTTCGAGCTGTACTTGTACGCCTTCAGCACGACCTGGCCGAAGGCGATGTCCTGCGCCGACACAGCCGTATTCTCGGCGACGATCTCGCCGACCTGCGCCGTGTCATTCGCCGTCGGGATCGGCATGTCCGCGCCGGTGGAGGTCTGCAGCACCGTGGCGCCAGCCGCCTCCACGCCGCCGAACTCCTTCATCGCGTCGATGAGGCGGCGGTAGACGTCCTGCGCCACCGTGAAGCCGCCGGCCGATCCGGTGATGGCCGACTGGGCGCGGTACTGGCTCAGCACGTCCCGCTCTTCGGGACTCAGCGCCTCCATCCCGCCACGGATCCAGTGCAGGATGGCCGAGCGGTACAGTTCCGGCTCGCTGCGCTCCGCCGTCTCGCGGGCCTGGCCGCGGACGGGCTGCTCGAGGTCCTGCGAGAGGCTTTCGACCTTCTCGGCCGCCTCGATGGTTTTCAGCATGCGGTCGGCGTCGGCCATCATGCGGTCGAACTGCGCTTCCTGTTCTCCCGTCATGGTCTGGCCTTCCGGCACGCTGTTCAGGATCGCCCGGGCCTGCTCGATCAGGGCGGCCCGTTGTCTCCTCAGTTCCTTCGTGTTCATTCGTCCTCCTATTCGCGTTCTGCAAGAGCCAGGCGCCGCCGCACCAGGCTCAAAGGCCGCCCAGGCGTTGCGGGCGGGTCGATCTTCTCCTCCCCGGCGAGCGACACTTCGCACGCCGCCGGCTGCGCCGAGCGGACGCCTGCGCCGGCGTCCGCTCCGACTGGCACCAGGCTCACCTCCTCCGGCTCCCAGTCCGTGGCGAGGAGCCGCGGCGGCTTCTCGCCAGGGAATTCCTCGTAGCGGTACACCCGGTAGCCGATGCTGACGTTGCGGATGACGCCGTCGAGCACGTCCCGCCAGACCGGATCGACTTCCGGCCGCCGGCTGAACCGCACAAGCGCGCGGCCTTCTCCGTCCGCGAGCCATGCGCGCTCGACCACCCCGATGATGCCGCGCAGATCGAAGCGGTCGTGGGTGTTGAGCAGGGGAGCGCCGCTGTTAAGACGTCCGAGGCGCACATGGCCCGGCTCCATGGAGAGCTCCTCCACGTAAACCTTCCCCGTCATCCAGTCCGCGCGCCGCACCGCCGCACCCGTCGACCAGACCACTTCGATCGTGCGCTGTTCCTCGTTCGCCGTCGCCGGCGCGATCTGCGCCGCGCGCGTCTGCTGTGCCAGTTCGACAATCATTGCTCTCCTCCGTCCAGTTGCGTCAGGGGCACCATCTGGGCCTGCACGCGGTACACATCACCGCCCGGGATCGGGTTCATCTCCTCGAGCTCGCGCACTTCGTCCTGATTGAGGAAGCCGGCCCGCAGGCCCGTGTTGTAGGCCTCGTAGCGGCTCTTCATGTCGCCCCGCAGCAGCGCGGCGACAAGGAACCGGCAGAAGTAGCCGTCGCCGAGCAGCTTCCTGTTGAACTCCTGCTCGAACCTGGTCATCCAGGGCAGCATCGAGTACTGGATGAATTCCAGCGACTGGTGCTCGATGTTCGAGAAGGTGGCCCGCTCCAGGTCCCCTATCAGGTGAGGCGGCACGCGGTAGATGGCGGCAATCTCCGAGCGTTGGAACTTGCGCGTCTCCAGAAACTGCGCGTCATCCGGCGGGATGGTGGTCGCCACCCACTTCGCGCCGTCGTCGATCACCAGCGTCTTGTGGGCGTTCTCGACCGACCCGTAGGCCTTGTTGAACTCCTCGGTGAACTTCTGCCGGTCCTTGAGCCGGCCGGGCACCTGGAGGATGCCGCCGATCTTGGCTCCATTGGCGAACAGCTTCGCCCCGAACTGGGCGGCCGCCATGCCCGTGCCGATCGACTGCCGCGCCAGCCGGATCGGCGACCATCCGACCAGGTCGTCGCCCAGCGTCCTGATGTGGATGATGTCCTCTGCCGGATACACACCGGCCCACGGGCTCGACCGGTCCTCATAGCTGTAGACCAGCCGCCCGTTGAGCCGCTGCACGCGCATCCACTGCGGCGCCAGCGGCCACAGCGCCCGAGCCCGGCCGGCGCGGTTCCAGTCGATGAGCGCGTAGGCGTTGCCCCAGCGGTTGGCCCACTGCATCATGGTCTCGATGAATGTCGAGGCGCTGATCTCCGGGTTCGGCTCCTCCTTGAGCAGCCGGTAGGCGTAATGCTCAGGCGCCTTCTCGCGGCCGCGCTCGAGCTGACGGTAGACGATCAGCGGCACGGACGCCAGCGTCTCGCTGAGCACGCGGATGCAGGCGAACACTGTCGCGTAGTTCAGGGCGACGGTTTCGTTCACGGCCACGCCTGCATCGGACTTGACCGTTCCCAAGGCGTCCCAGAGCCATTCCGCCGGGGATGACAGGCCGGTCACGAACTCCGAGGAGCGGATCTCCGGCATGATGTTTTCGCGGCCGGCGAGGGAAAAGAGGGTTTCGATCATACGACCAGCACCACTGGATCGGCGGCGCCGCCCGATCCGTCATGGACAATCAGGCGGGCCAGCGCGTTCAGAATGGCCACGATGCCGTCGATCCGCTTCCGAGAGTAATGGCGGCTGGGCTTGACCGGCTTCATCAGGCCGTTGGAGTCCTCCTTCACAGCCACGCAGTCGGCCATGAACCGCAGCACTGGATTCCCGCCGTGCCGGATGGTGCGGTCCTCCCAACGGCGCTCCAGCTCCCGGCAGGCCGCGTTCAGCCCGATGGTCGTCTGCCGGATGGGCACCATCCGCACGCCCGCGGCCTGCAGCTCCACTGCCGTCTGATTCGCGTTGTAGATGTCGTAGCCGACCTCGAGCAGCTCGAACTCCTGCGCGTATTCGAGGATCCGGCGCTTGACCACCGTGTAGTCGACCGTGTTGCCCTCGGTGGCCTCGATCAGACCGGCCTGCACCCAGCGATCGTACGGATAGCCGTCGAGCTTGGTCCTCTCCCGCACGGCCGCGGCCGGCATCCAGAAATGGCAGAGGATGTCGATCATCCCGTCCTCGTGAGGGAACAGCAGCGCAAATGCGGTCAGATCCACCGAGGTGGACAGATCGAGGCCTCCGAAGCACGGCCGGCCGCGCAAAGCCTCGCGATCCACCTTGCCTGCGCAGGCATCCCATTTCTCCAGCGGGATCCAGCGCGATTCCTGCTGCACCCAGCGGTTCAGCCGGAAGCGCAGGAACTTGTTCAGCTCCGCCGGGTTCTGCTTGGCCAGGCGCGCGGCTTCCGCCACCTTGTCCACGGGGAGGAAATCGCCCAGCGCCGGGTTCGCCTTGGCCCAGGTCTTCGGGTCCTCCCAGTCGTCGTTGTCATCGGCGGCGAAGATGACCGGGTAGTAGGACGGGTTCTCGAAAACGCCGCGCAGAAGCTGGCTCGCATACTCGTGCTGCTGCCAGCACAGCGGGCTCTCGTCGCGCACGCCGGCCGTGGTCAGCGCAACAGTCAGCGGCTGCGTGCGCGTGTCTCCGCCGAGCGTGAGGATGTCCCAGAGGTCGGAGTTCTTCTGCCGGTGCAGCTCGTCGAAGATCACGCCGCTGGGGTTGATGCCGTCCTGCGTGCCGGCGTCCGCGGAGATCGCGCGGTAGAAGCTGTCCGTCGGCCGGTAGTAAATCGTCTTCGTCGAGTTCAGCACTTCCGTGCGCCGCCGCAGCGGCGGGCATTGCATTACCATGCGCCTCGCCAGCCGGTAGATGATGGCCGCCTGATCGCGCGCGCTGGCCGCGCCGTAGACTTCGGCTCCGGCCTCCCCGTCCGCGGCGAGCAGGTACAGGGCGATGCCGGCGGCCAGCTCGCTCTTGCCGTTCTTCTTCGGGATCTCGATGTAGACGGTCGAATACTGGCGCGTGCCGTCATCCTTGACCGTCCCGAAGATGTCCCGGATGATCCGCTTCTGCCATTCAGCCAGGAGGAAGGGCCGGCCGGCGTACTTGCCCGTTCCATGCTTCAGGTAGCGCTCAAAGAACGCGACAGCGCGATCGGCCTTCTTCCGATCGAACGGCATTGCCTACGAGAACATCCCGTCCGGGTCATCGTGGATCTCCTGCTTCGGGATGTTGATCTTGCCCCGCGAGGCCGGCGTGAGACCGAACAGGTCGCTCCACTTCTGCAACGCCGCCCGGTACTGCCGGGCAATTTGCAGGGCCGGATTCTTCACAAAGCCGCGCTGGCCAGGAATCAGAACGCCCTGCTCGGCGATCTGGCGCTCGCATTCTTCCAGCCGCACGCGGCACAGGCAGTAATCGGCCAGAGCCGCCTGGTCGAGCTCGGACAGATCCCCGCGGG